TCACAACCGGACCGTGATTGTCAGGTCTCGTCCCGGATAACTCCCTCCCGCAGTGCCAACGCTCAACACCGCCGCCGTCAGTTTCCCCCCTTCCGGCAGCGGTGCTTTGCCGAATCCTGTCACGCTGTTTGACACCCTCGAACCGGCGGGAATCGTCAGGTCGGCATACGGCAAGTCGTTCATCAGCAGCCTGACGGCCACTGGTTCGCCCAGCGGCGCCACACCCAGTTGCGCCTGCACGTCCCGCACCACGCGGCTCGTCTCCACCACCAGTGGCGGCGCGATGCTGGCCGCAACGGTCAATTCCCCTTCAAACTGCAGGCTGTACTGTCCGCCCGCCATCGTTCGCAACCCGCCGCCCGATGTCATCGTGTAGGCCTGTCCTGCCGTGGGGCTGTTGCCGCGGTCGTTCGTCACATAGAACTCAGCCGCTCCTACCCGCGCGTTCGGCAATTCGAATCGTTGCCCGTAGCTTCCGCTGGCCGGGCTCCCGAAGAAGTTCCGGACGAACGCCATCACCATCGTCCGTCTTTCCAGCAGGTACACTGCCGTGCCCGCTCCGTGCGCCTGCGCCACCGTGTCGTGGCAGCCCCGGTCCACCAGGAACGACACGCCGTCGGCGCGCGCCTCCAGCACCCGCACCAACTCGCCTTCGATCTGCAGCAGATCGCCCACCGCTGCCGGATATGCCGCCGCCATCCACAGTTCCTGGCCCACTGCGTCCATCGCCGTCCCCAACGTGTGCTGATTCGGACTCTTCATCTCATCCCAATAGTGCACCGTCAACGTGCCGGTCCGGATCGTGTTGGTGTTTTCCAACGTCGCAAAGCCGATCCCTCCAATCTCCAGCGAGCCCTGTCCCGGAGTTGAAAGCCCGAACGCAGGCATGCCCGGCACGTCCGCATCTCCGCCCGCCGAAGATCCTAAAATCACATGCCGGCCGACCATCGCCTCTTGTGACGCGCTCTCGGCCCCGGCCGCGCTCACCGCGACCCCCAGCACCTGCACCACCTCATGCGGGCGGTTCGGCACCAGCATCCGGATCTCTTCCGTCGGCGTGATCCCGGCCGGCTTCCAGCCGGCTTCTGCAATCGCAAACCAGCTTGTTGCGTTCGGCGCTATGCCCCACGGCTCGGCAACCAGCAGTTGATCCGCTGTATTGCTGCGGATCACCCGCTCCTGGCCCTGGCCGGCTCCACGCAGGATTCGCACCACCGCGCCGGCATATTCGTCCGTCTGCATCCCAAGTCCTGTCCGTCCGATCATCGCCGCTCCGTACTGGTCCGCCGCCGTCTCCGGCATCAGCTCCATCCGCCACTGAAACCGTGCGTGGTCGAAATTGGCGTCGGGCGGCGGCTGGTGGCCCTCGGCAAGCCCCGCATCCGTGAACAGGTTCGCCGCCGGGGTGACCTCGGCGATCCGCCGCAGCAGGCCCGGCGTTCGCCCGCGGTACACGCGCATCCCCGCGCTGCCCTTCGCGCAGCGAATCCCTTCCAGCGTCACCGCATACGCCTCCGTGCCCCCCGGAAGTCCGGCATGCACCGTATAGGAAAGCCCCGACTCCACTCCCTGTTCGTCCACCGAACTCACCGCGTAATACAGCGTCTGTCCCCCGCTCAAATTGCCTCCGCCGCTCTGAATGACGGGTGACAGGCTCACCACCGGAGGCGCCGCCGCGCGCACGCTCGGCTTGCCCGGCGGAGCGTATTTCACCGACAGCTCGATCCATTCCGCCCCGCCGCTCAACTCCGACATCTCGTACGTCTCACGCCCGTCTGCGTCCAGCGCCGGGCCGGCCAGCGGCCTCGGCGCGCCGCCTCCCGCCTCGCTCTGCCGCGTACCGTCCTGCCAGTCGCCCGAGGCCTGCTCGTACCAGTTGTCCTCGTGGATCTGCGCCACAATTCGTGCCCGCTCGTAGTTCAGCGCCGGCGCCAGTTTCAGCACGCGGAACGGCGTTCGGTCCAGGCCCTCGCGCGAATGGGAAATCGCAATCAGGTCACCGGGCCTCAGCCCCAGCGCCTGCACGCTCGTCTCGAACTCGATGTAGCGGTTCCCGCGCAGACTCTTCTCGATCTGCAGCCGCAGGATCCGCGCCGCCTGGTCCACGTGCGGCAGCCCCAGCGCGCCCGACGCGCCTGCCACTTCGCAGCCTTGCGCCGCCGCATCGGCGAAATCCACCAGCGACAGGCTGTCCTGCTGGTACTGGTTGAAGGCATCCTGGAACTCCACGCTCAGCCGGTTCGCCGTCTCGCTGCTGGCCCGCCGCCAGATGCGGAACGTCGACGCGCCATCGGCCCGGCGCAGAATTCCGCTGAATCCGTTCATGCCATCGCCGAACTCATAGGCCGGCCAGCCTCCATTCAGCGTCTGCGTGCTGTTCGTTCCCGCCGGCTTCACCGCACACTGGCGCTCCAGCGTCGTCTCCGGCGTCACCATCAGCCGTCCGCTCTCGTCCACCGTGATCATCAGCGCCGCCGCTGTCCTCAATCCGCGGACGACCTCGCTCAGGCTGCGCCTCTGCGTCAACGCCAGATTCACCTCAAAACGCGGTCCCGGCGCCTCCTGCCCGCCCGGCGTCCTGATCGGGATGAATTCGTCGCACACCGCCGCCGCCGCCGCGAAACTCCCGACGTTGATTTCCGGCATCTCCCAGCCGCCCCTCCGCAGCAGATCCAGCAGAACCCACGCCGGATTCCGCGTGAAGCTCTCGCCCAGCGCTTCGCCCGCCGCGTCGTAGCGCGCCAGCTTCATCCCGTCCAGCAGCACCTCCACCTTCGGCAGCCGCCCTTGCTGCACAATCGCGTTCGGCAGGACCACCGCCAGCACCGCCATGCTCCCGTGCGGATCTCCGGCTGGATTGCCGGCTTCGTCGGTGAACGTCAGATTGAATCCGCCGTTTCTCTCACCCGTGCTCAGCACGTTGTACCAACCCGTCGCCGTCATGTCCCGGCCCTCTTCGCCCGGCGGCAGTTCCACCCCGTTTGCAATCACTTTTTGCACCCGCTCGATCGGTCCTGATCCCAACAGCACCTCGCAGTGCGTCAGGTTCCCGTCGTTGCGCGCGAAGATCACCGGCGCCGTGATCCATGCCGTCCCGTACACCAGCGGCACGGCGTCGTTGGCCCGCGCCCGCCCGTCCACCGGATCCGCCGTCGCGCCGCTCTTCTCGCCGTGGGCCCGCACGACGACGCTCGGCGGCAAGTAGGCGAATCCGCCGAACCTGGCGGTGGCCCGGCCCTGTGCATCCTGCCGCAGCATGCCCCGCGCCTGGCAGTCCTCGCGCGTTCTGCCGCAAGTCAGGAATACCGTCCCCGCCTCCAGGTTCCCCGTTCCGCCCGGCTGATCGGCCGAGTACCCGCAGCGGTACAGCGCGGAATAGCAGCCCCGCGCGCCTCCGTCCACCGCCTCGGCCCGCTCCTCCGCCGTCTCGGGAAAGCGCCACGGGCACCGGTTCTGAATCCGCAGCGCCGGCACTTGCAGCCGCTGCAGGTTCAGCCGGTTTGTGAAGCTCAGCCGCGCCTCTGTTTCTGTCAGCTCTTCTGCCGGGTTGGCGATGCCCGCGAACACCGCGCACAGCTCCGTCGTCGGCGTGCCCGCCTGCAGATCGAAAAATCCAAACCGCACCCGCAGCTTGGCCGCCTTCCATCCCACCGTCCCATCCACCTGCGAGAAGTGCCGGTCTACGTTCGACAGCGTCACCGTGAACCGCGCGCCGGTGTCCACGGCCTCTTCTCCCGCCAGCTTCATCTCGAATCCGCCGTGCTTCAGGACTCGCGGCTCGTATTGGTTGCCCTCGGCCGTCACGCGGTGCGTCGACCAGCGCTCCACCGTCCCGTCCGCCAGCGTGCATTCGAACAGCAGCAGCGGCGTGTCCAGCACCTCCCGCCGTTTGCTCTCGTGTATCGTACTCATGCCGCGCTCTCCATCCTGCTCCGCAGCCGCACCACCGCCCGGTTCCGGTCCGGCCCGTCCGCAATGATCTTCAACCCGTCCATGTCGAACCGCGTTTGCTCGTACACCCCGCTCCGCTCATAGCCGGCTTTGTACTCCGTCGGCAGCGCCTGCGCCTCCGCCTGCAGCTTCCGGATCTCTACCGCGCCTCCCGGCTGAACGATGACGCCGCACGTCGTCGCGCCCGCAATGGATGCCTCCCCCGTGGCCCAGCACTTCCGCCAGTTTCCGCTCAGAGCATTCACTCTCCGCCCCGCTCCGGCTTGCAGCTCCACCGCCATCGTCCCGGCCGCGCGCGCCTCGCAACTCATGCAGATCTTCCCGCCCGGCAGGTTCACCACCTGCGCCAGCGCCGCCGGCGCCGCGCTCGCGTTGGTCAGCCGGATGCAGGCCTGCCCCCCCTCCGTGAACGGCTCGACGCCCAGCCCGTCCTTCTGCCACACCGCCTGGCTCGGATCCTCGCTCCAGCGCAGAAGATTGGCCAGCGGATCAACGAAGGTAAAACTCTCCAGCCCGCCCTTCGTCGCCGTGAAGAGATCCTCGAGCGACTGCGCTTCGGCATCGGTCAATTCCTCGTATCGCAGCTCCCAGCCCACTTCGGGTTCTCTGCCGCTCCGGATCCTCGCCAGGCAGCCGCCGGGCGTCCTGCTCGAGACAATGAAATGCCTCGTCCTCCGGCGCAGCGGATACTGCACCTGCACGCCGCTCTTCAAGACCGGGTAAACCATTTCAAGCCTCCTGCTCAACCACCGTCAGCCGTATCCGGCACTCTCCTGCCGCCCACGCTTCCATCGCGTGTTCCGGCTCTTCCACCACGCATCCGCCGTACGTCACCCCGCTCCACGGGTCGGTGAAGCCAAACGGCTCCAGGGTCTCCAGGTGACGGCGCACGAACTCTTCCACCTCCGCCGCCTCGCCTTCGTCCAGTTGATCCAGAACGATCGTCCACCGCCTGCGCTGCCTCTGCAGCACGTAGCGTTGCTCGCCCCCATCCAGAAATTCCAGCACTCGCACCGCGCCTCGCAGTTCCCGGCCCATCCCGTATTGCGCCACCGCGCCCGTCTTCAGTCTTGGAAACTCGGCCATGCGCGCCTCCTACTCCCCGCCCATCAGCCGTCCCAGGCTCTCCGTCTCCAGCAGCGCCCGCTTCACCGCCTCGGCGATCTCCGGCGTCCGGTCGAGAAAGGACCGGCTGTCCATCGCCTCGATGTTCACCACCACCTGCGCCGCCTGCGCCGCCGGCCGCGCCTGGCCTCTCTCGTCCCGGTCGATCTCCACCAGCTCGCTGTTCTCCCCCGCGAACCCGGCCTCGTATTTGATCCTCGCCGGCCGGACCGCCTTCGGCAGTGCTGTCTGCCCGGCCTCATCGCCGCCTCCAAACAGCCCCAGCAGGCCGCCCACCAGCGGATTCAACCACGACACAACATCGGCCGCCCCGCTGCCGCCCGTGCCCGCCGGCGCCAGCGGCGCCAGGCTGGACCAGGATGTCCCCGGCCAGCCCAGCGCGCTTTCCACCGTCCCGGCTTCGCGCGCCGCCGCCTGTGGCCCCTCTCCGTCCGCTACCAGCTCGGGCGCCGGCCACGGCTGGCTCTCCAGCGCCCCCGCCGGCCCGAGCGCCGCGCTCACGGCCTCTTCCAGCACTCTCTTCACATCGATCTCACCGTTCCTCATGGATTGTCTTCTCCCATTCGCGCTTCAAGGTTGCCAGCGCCTCCAGATCCCGCGCCGTCAGGCTCTCCGCATCGATCAGCCCCGTCCCGCGCCACGCGGAGAACATCTCCAGCCAAGCCTCGCTGTCCGGCGTAATCGCCGTCTTCGGACACTCATCCGTCGCCGCTCCGCCGCGCGCCCACACCACGGCGCCCCCCGCCCTGCGCATCTGCTGCCACCCGCACCGGCGCCTCTCTTCCAGCCGCATTCGCCTGCATTCCTCGCACCGCCACCCGGCTGTTCCTGAACGATGGAAATGGAGTGCGAGAATCAGTTTTTTCGCTCTTCCTCGCTCAGCCGGCACTGCCGCCGGATCGCCGCCGCGATCTCGCGGCACAACTCCTCCGGGCCGCGCTCCACCAGGGCAGCGACGCCGCACGGCTCTCCGTCGATCTCCAGCCCCTCCACCCGCAGCAGACCCCACTCCACGTACACGCGGTCCACCCGGCTGGCTGCCTCCGCCGCCGCCAGCCGGTCCTCCACTCCGCTGCCCGCGCTGTGATATTCGAGCTCCGCCAGCAGGCTCCTCACGCGCCGCGTGATCTCCGCCCGCCGCGCCAGCGAGACCTTCGCGATCTCATACCGCACCCCCGGCACGCTTTCTGCGTTTCGCCACTCGCTGCTCGCGTATTGCGCCCCGGCCCGCGCCCGCCGCTTATCCGAAAGAAACATGGACCTCGTCCTCCTCTGTCCCGATCGCCGCCGATCCCCTCAACCTCCAACGCAGCCTCTCCTCGCCGTCCAGCAGCTCCGGCACCGCCGGCACCAGCGCCGGAATGTACACGGCGCACAACGCCCCCTGCGTTTCTCCCATCTGGATCATCAACGGCACCGCGCTCTGCTGCCGCCCCGCCACGTAGAGCTCATCGAACATCGCCCGGTCCTGGCTGTACAGCTCCAGGTCCACTGTCACCTCCCGGTCTCCGGCCACGATGCAGCGCGGCGCCAGCGACCCGAAATCCCGGCTGCGGAAGTCGATGTTGTTCTTGATCCGCACCCGCGCATCCACCAGCGTGTGCATCTGCTCCGGCCCCGCCCCGATCCACGCCTGTCCCAGGTGCCCCGGCACCGGCCCGTCGTTCATCGGCGCCAGCGCCGGCTCGGCGGGAAAAGCCGCCAGCCCGCCCATCCCGCTGCTGAAGCTCTTGTTGTCCACCAGGTCCGCTGCCTGCCCTTGAAACGTGAATTCGTGGAAGTCCGCGTTCACTTTCATCTCCATCACGTCCACGGCTGCGCCCCGCAGCAGCCGCTGCACCGCCGTCTCCGGAGACCAGTAGTCGTAAAGGCTCACCCCTTTCAGTTCCACCGCCGGCGAGTAAGTCACCGTCCCGCCCGTCACGGCGCCCGCCTGCGCCGCCGCGCTCAACGGCGCGCTCAGCACGACGCTTTGCGCGTCCTGCACGGCCGCCACAAAGCGCAGATCGCCGCCCACCGTCACGGCATCGCCAAAGCTCAATCCGTGCGCCTGCGCAAAGCTCAGCGTGGCGCCGCTCGACATTGCGATCGCCTTCCCGCCGCTCGCCGCTCTCGGAGCCCCGCCCAGCGCTCCCTGGATCAGCGCGCCATATCTCGGCGCCGCCTCGCCCGACTCCCGGTTGTACAGGTACGTCTTCAGCGAAAACCGCGTCTTTTTCCGCAGCTCGCCGGCGATGCCCTGGTAGGTTCGTGTCCCGGTCTTATCCCGGCGCCGCGGCCGCTCGTGCTCCTGCGCCGCGTCCAGCCACAGGCCGCTGAACCGCTGCGCCGCGGTCACTGCCGCCGCCGTCCCATACGTGTCTTCCACCGCCGCGTAGTAGCGGTTGTTGCGTGAAGAAATGTAGCATGCCATCTTCGTTCTCCGTCTATCCCCTGTTCACCATCACCGGGCAGGCGATCCGCGCTGTTTGCAGATAGTTCAGCCCGCCTTTCTTCACCGGCTCGATCTGCACGTCGTACTCGCTGCTCAGGTACAAACCGTCGCCCACGCAGCCCGTATTCCGCTCCAGCACGTCCCGCACCGCGTCCACGTAGTGGTGCAGGTTCTGTGTGATCCCGTCCAGCCGGTCCTGCGACACCCGCACCTCCGCCACCACCCGCACCCGTCCCGAAAAGCGCCTCAGCCTCTCCACCGGCCGGCCTTCGATCCGGTCGCAGTACACGTGCACCATCGGATACTTCGACGGCCACGCCTTCTCCTGGCTCTCCGCCGGCGCTCGCAGGAATACCACCGGAGCCGCGGGCGCTGCCCGCTCCTCGGCGCCGTAGGTCTGCTTCAACTCCTCCACGCTCGCGCTCAACCCCCGCTCGCCTTCCAGCAGCCCGCGCACGGCTTCGATTACTTCCAGCGTCGTGAACGTCATCTTCACCCCCTCCTGAACTGCGCGGCTCGCGTCACCATTCCGTCCGCGGCCTGTCCATCGCCTGGCGGGCGCCCCGCCACAATCCCGCCCTCCGGCATCGTCCACGCTCCGCCTACCGCCAGCGGCGCCGCGTTCTGCAGCGCCGTCCCGCCTTCCGTCAACGCCACAAACACGTTCCACTGCGTCGCGCCTGCCGGCGCATACGGCAGCCGGACCGTCAACGAGTGCGGCAGTGGTGAACTCACCACCTCCACCGGGCTCGGCGCGCTCTCCCGTCCTGCCGCATCCAGCACCGTGGCCTGAATCCAGTAGGTCGCCGCCGGCGCCGCGCCCTCGCCCGTCGCCGCCTCAATCCGCTCCGGCCGCCGCACCGGCTGGCTCACCGTCGCCACCCCGATGTCGAAGTACCGCCTCTCCTGTGCCGCCGCCAGCTCGGTGTAGTGCTTCCACCTCGCCCCGTACCGGTCGTTGAGCTGGCTGAAATAGGCATCCCGGTAGACGGCTTCCAGCGTCGCCAGCGCGTGCCAGCGCTTCAGCGGCGTACTCACGTACACCTGCCCCAGTTGGCCCTTCTCCTGCCAGAGTAGGAAGCCCTCTACCTCTTCCTCGATCTCCTTCGCCGCCAGCCTGAGCTTCGCCTCCAGGTCGATCCCCTCTCCGTTGGCCACCTCCAGGATGGTCGTGTCCCACTCCCGCAGGTCTTCGATTCTGTTGATGTCGCCGTCTACCAGTAATGCCATCGCCGCCTCCTCTACCCGCGCCCCGCCTTCGGCTCGCGCCCGCTCACTCGCGGGTCCGCCACCACCTGCACCTGGATCCGCTGCGCGTACGCCGCGCTCTCCAGCGCCGCCCGCCGCTCCGCTTCCACCCGCAGATGCTCCTTCACCTCCGCCTCGCTCGCCAGCCGCGCCTTGCCCTCCACAATCAACTGGCAGCCCAGCCGCTTCGGCACTTGCGTGATGACCCCAGCCTTGCCCCCGTCCGGTGTCTCCAGGCTCGACACGTAAATGTCCCGCCCTTCAATCTCCTCTTCCTTCTGTTTCAGCTCCGAGAAATACTTCTGCAGATTCATTCCCTTTCGCTCCTTTCCTGGTTCCTGCAGGCCCGGGGGCGGCCTCCCGCCGCCCCCACGCCCTGCCCCTCCGGCTTAGCTGCGCACCTGCACGCCGTGCGTGTTCCGCAGCACCCCCACGCCGTACAGCATGTCCACCGTGAACTGCTGCGCCAGCGTGTTCGGCTGGTAGCTCATCAGCACCCGCATGCCGAAGTTGCCCAACTCGGCGTACTCCACAATGCCGCCCGTCCCCGGCAGGGGCTTCGGCAGCCGCCGGATCGCCAGCCCCATCGCATTCTTGGCGAACGCGATGTTCTGCGTCGTCACCGGGCTCGAGCCGGTCTTCTTCACAAACTGCGAGCGGAACACGTAGAAGTCCTTGATCCGCCCGATGCTGCCGTCCACCAGCGTCCGCAGACCCGCGTCGCCCGCCGTGGCATATTCGCTGAATCGCGTGATCTGCCGCAATTGCGAATACGACTGGCTGTCCACCACCAGGTACTTCTGCTCCGACGCCGGCACCTTCGCTTCGAACAGCGCCGTCTCCGCCGCGTCCACCGTCGCTTCGGTCAGCGCCACGCCCCCGCTGCCCAGCGGAGTGTTGGCCGTGAACTGGCTGTACAGCCCCAGCAGATCGCTCTCCACCTTCTCGGCCAGCGCGATCATCGCCGGCTGCATGTACAGCTTCAACAGATCCGGAACTGCGATCACCTTCGTCACGTCCGGAATCTGGAACGTCGCTTCCGCGTGCGTGTTCAGCACGATCTGCGCATTCGTCACGTTCGGGTTCTGCGTCTGCACCGTCCCGCCTTCGGCGATGTTGTTCGCCACCATCGTCGGCGGAATCGGCACGTTCACCGTGTCCCCGGCCTGCGCCAGCGTCGGCTCGAAGTCCCGGTTCACCAGATTTCCCATCACCAGGTTCCCCATCAGGGCGGGAAGCGCGTCCACCGCCACAAGCTTCACAATCGCGTTCGCCAGATTGGCTGAAGTGATAGCTGCCATCTTTCTCTTTCCTCTCTTTCTTCTTCCGTCTCTCCGCGCGATGGCCTCTCAGCCCCGCGCTATTCCCCCCCCAGGCTCTCGAACATCACCTGGGAGATCTGCTCGCGGACCCGCTGCAACTCCTCCCGGCTCATGCCGGGTTGGATCCGCTCCAGTTCAATGCCTTGCCTCCCGGCCTGGTTCTTGGCCGGACTCACCGCCCCGCTGCCGCCCGCAATCCGCGCCGGCAGAAATTCCGGGTTCTCTTTCACAAATCCCGACAGGTATTCACGCAAGCCCTTCTCGCCCTCCGCCGTCTTCGCCGTCAGGCTCCCATCGGCCGCCCGCACCACCTCGTCCTTCACGATCTTGAACGCCAGATCCACCTTCGACACCCCCAGCTTCTGCAGCTCCGCGCGGATCTGCGAGTGCCGGTCCGCCTCTTCCGCCGCCGCCCGGCTGCGCTGGTTCTCTTGCACCAGTTCGTTCACCCGGCGCTCGAGTTGCTCCCGCCGCTTGCGCTCTTCCTCCAGCTCCGTCTTGTATGCCGGCTCGCTCTGCCGCCGCTCCGCCGTCATGTACTCCTCGATCACGGAGCGCACCAGATGCTTCACCTCGTCCGCCGGCGCCGCTTCCGGCACCCGTTTCTCCTCGTGCTGTGTCTGATCCATGCTCTGTCCTCTCCTTTCGATTTGCCGCGCCGCGCCTACTGCCCGGCGTCGATCTCCTGCGCGATCCGGTCCTTGATCTCCTGGCTCGCGTCGCAGAGATACTTCATCGCCACCTTCTTCTGGACCTGCGACATCAACGTCTTCGACGGGATCCCCAGCTTCAACAGCCGCTCGGCGTCATCCAGTTCGCTCGTGAATTCGCCGATGTCGAATTCGTCCAGCCCCCCAACCTCGATTGCGATCTCGTCCTGCCGCGCCTCCGCCAGCGCCCGCAGCAGCGCTTTCATCATGTCCTTCACCCGGTCGCCGAATCCGCGCAGCACCTCCTGCGTCACCAGGTAGTCCCGCTGCTTGCTCCAACCCGTCAGCGACGCGTTCTTCGACAGCGCTCCGCCCGCCTGGTTCAGCGCGTAGCACACCCGGTAGATCTCCTCCTTCAACCGGTCGATGTTGCGCAGCGCGATGTCGAACACGTGCCCTTGCGGCTCCGTCCAGCCAAAGCGGTCGTCTTTGCCCAGCTTCACGTAGTAGCTGTCGCCCATCAACTGCTTGAACTCGCTGTCGGAGTAAATCACCGGCAGCGAAAACAGCCCCATCGTCAAGGCCCACGACAGCGCGTTCGACTTGTTGAAGTGCTCCAGTTGCAGCGTCGCCGCCTTGTTCATCAGCCACATTCCCTCGCCCATCGAAAACTCGAACACCGGCACCCGCCCCAGCCGCGCCAGCCCGTGCAGCCCTTCGCCCACCAGCTCCGGCGCCGGCGCCCTTTCGCCACGCACCTCCTGCCGGTAAAGCCGATACCCCTGCCGGTCGTAGCGGATCCACTGCCGCACCATCTTCAGGTCCGCCCCCTCCGCCACCAGCCGCTCCCCGCGCAGCACCACCCACTCATACTCTCCCCGCTCGTCGCGCTGCCAGTTGATCACGCTCTCGGCCGGGTACTCGCACAGGTAACCCCGCGACAGCCCCAGCGCCTCCTCCTCCGCCCTGCTGCCCGGCGTCTTCTCTCCGCGCGGAAAGTCGATCGCCACGTAGCTCCGGCCCGCCACCAGCGTCTCGATCACCTGCCGCCGGAAAAAGTCGCTCAACGTCGATCCCTTCCGGTCGCAGTCCTCCGCCAGCTCGTTGAAGTAGCGCCGCGCCGCCTCGTCCTTGCCCTCGAACGTCAGAATCGGCTCCCGCCGGAATAGCGTCGCCGCATACCAGTCGATCACCGAGCCGATGTAGTTCTCATAAAACGCCCGGCTCAGCCGCTCCTGGTACACCTCCGCCAATTCCCTTTGCCGCGGAAGCAGGTAGAGGTTCGCCCGCCCGATAAATTGCTCGCCGCCGACGTACAGGTCGCGGTACCGCGGCCAGACCGTCTTCCATGCCGTGTATTCGGGATGTTCCCGGTTGATGTCCATCACTGTTGCTCCGCTCCCTTACCAAAACAGCCTCTGGTTCCTCTCCCCTACCTCCACCCGCGGCTGAAACTCCTGCCAGATCAGGTAGCCCAGCGCATCGCTCAGGTGGGTCCGCCGCGGATCCCGGCTCTTGTCGATCTCCGCCGATCCTTCCACCCACTGCACCCGCTCGAAGTCCGCAATCAGCTCCTTGCAGCGCGGATCCACCAGCAGGTTGACCTCCCCCTCCGCCGTCCTCAGCTTCGAGTTCACCAATCCCACCCGGTCCCGCACCGCCGGGTTCTTCTTCGGGATCCGGTAGGCCGGCCTCTCGCCCAGCCCCTCAAAATAGTCCTCGATGATCTCGCGGTCCGTCGTGCCCGTCGTCTGCATGTGCGACGCGCAGGCGTCGGCGTAGATCACCAGCCCCGCCTCCCGCCGCCGATACCGCCGCGCGAACTCCTCGCATGCGTCCCGCGTGCTCGCCCGGCTCAGCACAATCTCGTCCAGCACCCGGATCTGCGCGCCCTCCCGCTGCGCCACCACGCTCGACATCGGGTTCACGTTGAAATCCAGCGACCACAGCAGTTCCTTGCTCGAATCCACCGCCAGCTCCACCACGTTCACCCGCCGGTCGAAAGCGTGGTACACCAAGCCCTGCCGCGGATTCAGATACTCGCCCAATACCTCCTGCGCAAAGAACGCCGCGTCGTAGCTCCGCTCCAGCCGCTTGTAGAAGTCCGGCACCCGTTCCAGCAAATGCTTGTTCTCATACGGCTTCGCCACAATGCAGTCATAGCCCTCCACCGGGTTCAGAATGAACCGCTCGTACACCCAGTCGTAGCCCTTCGGCGTCCACACCGCGAAACCGCACAGCCGCGACGCCTTCGGGTCGCGCAAACGGCCCTCCAGCCTCGTCCAGGCCTCTTCGCTCGTGTACGTCAGTTCGTCCACCCCGAACCACGCCAGGTTCGTCCCGCGCAGCCGTTCGAACTCGTCCAACGACCGGAACAGAATCTTCGACCGCGTGTCCAGCAGCGTCAACTGGTTCTCCGCCTTGTTCAGGTCGTAGGGAATCCCGCTCGCCTGCAGCACCTCGAGCAGCGCCGCCTGCGTCGCGTCTCTCAACATCGGAAACGTCGGCGCCCCGATCAGTCCCGTCCGCCCCGCGTTCAAGTACGCCAGCTTGATCGCCTCGTTGCACAGCGCCTGGCTCTTGCCCGACCCGATCGGCCCCGAATAGCCCTTGAACCGCGCCTTCGATTCGTGGAACTTCGCCTGCGATGGCAGCGGTACATACGGAATGTGACGGCTGATTTTCAT